AGTATGGCTGAAGACGCGCGCGCGACTGCTCTGCTCAAGCGCTACAAGACGCTGCAGACTAACCGGCAGCACTGGGAGTCGCATTGGCAGGAGGTTGCCGACTACATAGTGCCGCGAAAAGCGGACATCACGAAGAAGCGCTCGGCCGGTGACAAGCGCACCGAGCTGATCTTCGACGGCACCGCCATCCATGCTGCCGAGCTGATGGCAGCGAGCCTGCACGGGATGCTCACCAACGCTGCGACGCCATGGTTTTCGCTACGCTACCAGGACGACGAGATAAACAGCGACGACGAGGCTAAGGAGTGGCTAGAGGGCGCGAGTGACGTCATGTACCAGTACCTCGCGCGCAGCAATTTTCAAGAGCAGATCCACGAGCTCTACAGTGACCTGGTGACGTTCGGCACCGCGGTTATTTTCGTAGACGGGGACGACGACGGCGTGCGCTTCAGCACGCGCCACATCGCCGAGTGTTATGTCAGCGAGGACGCGCAAGGTCGCGTCGACACTGTCTACCGCAAGTACAAGACGACCGCGCGGGCGGCGCAGGCGCAGTTTACGAACCTGACGCGCCGCATCGAGAAGCTGGCGCAGCAAGACCCCTACGCAGAGGTCGAGCTGCTGCACATCGTCATGCCCCGCGAGAGCCGCAATCCGAAGCTGCGCACGAAAAACAACAAGCCCTTCGCGAGCATTTTCGTCGACCCTGACGAAAAACAAATCTTGGGCGAGGGCGGCTTCGACGAGCTGCCCTACATGGTCCCGCGTTTTCTCAAGGCGTCATTCGAGCTCGGCTACGGCAGATCGCCGAGCATGACCGCGCTCCCCGACACCAAGATGGTCAACAAGATGTCGGAGATCGTGATCCGCGCGAGCCAGCTGCAGATCCACCCGCCGATGATGGTGCCGGACGATGGCTTCATGTTGCCTGTACGTACAACACCCGGTGGGTTGAACTTTTACCGATCGGGCACCAGAGACCGCATCGAGCCGCTCAACATTGGCGCCAATAATCCGATCGGCGAGCAGCAGCTCGAACAGCGCCGCCAAGCGATCCGCGCGGCGTTCTACGTCGACCAGCTGATTCTGGGCACCGGCCCGACCATGACGGCGACTGAGGTTATCCAGAGAACAGAAGAAAAGATGCGACTGCTTGGCCCCGTGCTGGGACGCCTGCAGGCGGAGCTGCTGCAGCCCCTCATCAACCGCGTCTTCAACATTTTGGCGCGCAAGCGCGCGTTCAAGCCTGCTCCCGCAAGCCTGCGAGATGGCGACATTGACATTGAGTATGTGAGCCCACTCGCCAAGGCGCAGCGCTCGGGAGACGTACAGAGCATCTTGCAGATGATCGAGTTCTTGGCGCCGCTGACGCAGATCGACCAAAGCGTTCTGGACTACCTCGACGTCGACGGCATGGCGAAGCACATCATTAGGGTGACTGGCACGCCGGCCACCGTCGTGCGCGGCGAGGGCGAGGTGGCGCAACTGAGAGAGCAACGCGCTGCGCAGGCTGCGCAGCAGGCTGAACTGCAGACTATGCAGAGTCTGGCGACGGCCGCTGGCGAAGCGGCGCCGGCGCTGCGTGCCGTCGAGGACAGCCCGACGCTGCAAGGCATGGCATGACGCCGAAAGAACTGCGAGCGACCTACCGGCAGATCTTCACAAGCGACGACGGCAAGGTCGTGCTCGAGGATCTCGCCAAGCGCTTCAACATTCACTCAACCAGCTTCTCGAAAGATCCGCACGAGACGGCCTTTCGCGAAGGGCAGCGCGATGTCGTGCTGTTCATCCAATCAACAATCGAAGAGGTAAATGACCGTGTCAGAAGAGCAGGTAGCGGAGGCCGCGGAAGCGACAACCCCGTCTGACGACTGGAGATCAGCTCTAGACCCGGCCATTGCGGGCGACCCTAGCATTCAGCATATCGGGTCAGTCGAGGCGATGGCGAAGAGTTACATCAACGCGCAGCGCATGGTAGGCGCTGAAAAGATTGCGGTACCCGGCAGCTGGGCTACCGAGGACGACTGGGCTGCCGTGTACAACAAGCTCGGCAGGCCGGAAAGTGCTGACGGTTACGAGCTGCAATTAGGCGACAACGCCGACGCTGACTTTACCGATTGGTTTCGCAGCGCCGCGCACTCGGTCGGCTTGTCGTCGACCCAGGCGCAGAAACTTGCGGCCGCCTACGGCGAATACGCCGGCCAGGCGCAGCAGCTGAGCGAGCAGCAGCTCGACGCGCGCCAGGCCGAAATTGAGACAGCTCTGCGCAAGGAGCACGGCGGTGACTTCGACGCCAAGCTGGCGGGTGCGCAGGAGATGCTGCGCGAGCTCGATGCGGCCGAGTTCACTGAGATCGCGCTCGCTGACGGCAGCCTGCTCGGCGACAACCCGCAGCTGATCGGCATGCTGATCAAGGTCAGCGAGCACATCAAGAATGTGACAGGCGAGGACACGCTGGCCGGCCGCGATAGCAGGCCCGGCCTGAGTGCGCAGGACGTACAGGACCGGATCAGCGAGCTGACGCAGCAGGGCAGCCCATACTGGGAGAAGATGCATCCCGACCACGCCCGCATCGTCAACCAGGTAAACGAGCTCTACGAGCAGCTCCATGCCGAATGACCAGGAAACGAAACTTGAGTGCCTGCGCCTTGCTGTAGAGTTCGGCGCGCAGGTCAACATCGAGAACCCAATGTCCCTGGCGGAAAAATACTTCGCCTGGGTCACCGAAAAATCCGCGGATAAGCGAAACGCCCCGCGGCGCAAGCCTGTGAGCAAGGCAGAGTAGTCGGCTTAACCGACAGTGAGCCGGGCGCAAGCCCGATAACCCACGCAGAACCATCTACATCAACCAACTGTAGGAGCACCTGTTATGTCTACTCAGGTCACTACGGCGTTCGTCAATCAGTTCTCTGCGAACGTCGCTATGCTCTCGCAGCAGATGGGATCTCTGCTGAGAGGGGCCGTTGACACCGAAAGTGTCACCGGCGAAAAGGCTTTCTTCGATCAAATCGGAGAGGCCGCTGCGGTTGCACGCACGTCCCGCCACGGCGACACGCCGCTGGTCGAGACGCCGCACAGCCGCCGCATGGTCAGCCTCACTACTTACGAGTGGGCCGACCTCATCGACGATGCAGACAAAGTCCGCATGCTTATCGATCCGACGTCCAGCTACGCTCGCGCAGCTGCCGCCGCGATCGGTCGCTCGATGGATGACGTCATCATCGACGCACTTGGCGGAACCGCCAAGACTGGCAAAGACGGTTCGACCTCCACGGCGTTCCCGTCGGCCCAGAAGATCGCGGTTGCTTCGAGCGGCCTGACCATTGCGAAATTGGTCAGCGCAAAGAAGCTGCTCGACAAAAACAATGTCGATCCGTCGATCAAGCGTTACATCGTCGTCTCGCCTGAGCAGATCGAAGACCTGCTCAATTCGACCACTGTCACTTCTGCCGACTTCAACACGGTAAACACTTTGCCTATCTGATCGGCGACGATCAGATGAAAACCGCTCAAATTCGGGGAAGGCTTAACTGCTAATCCCGAGCCAAGCCGCGCAAGCGGAAGGTGTAGAGACTTGACGGGCGGCATCTCTCAGAGATGAAGAGAAAGTCCAGCGCACGAACAGCGAAAGCTGGCGGCGAAAGCCGAGGTGTGACGGAAGGCTCTGGTACAGGGTGACATTAATACGTTCGTTGGCTTCGAGTTTATCGTATCCAACCGCCTGAGCGTAGACGGCAGCAACGATCGCCTCTGCTACGCTTTTGCGCAGGATGGCGTGAAGCTCGCCGTCGGCAAGGACGTGATGGCTCGCATCGACGAGCGCAACGACAAGTCTTACTCGACGCAGGTCTATTACTGCGCGACCTTCGGTGCGACCCGCATGGAAGAAGACAAGGTCGTTGAAATCGCGTGCTCTGAGTAAGAGGAGGGATGAACAATGGCTACTGTTTACAGTAATGTTCGGACCGACCTGACTCAGGACGATCCGAAGGAGTTCGTCAAAGCTAACCAGCTTGGCGGTTCCGTTCGTGTCGCGCATGCGACTTACGAGGCGGCAAGCCTGTCCGCGTCAGACGTCATCGAGATGTTCTCGCTCCCCCAAGGGGCGCGTATCCTCGGCGGCTATCTGTACAACGACGCGCTTGGCGCTAGCACGACGCTCTCGGTCGGCCACGCGGCCTACACTGACAGCTCGGGCTCAACCGTTGCGCTTGACGCCGACGAGTATCTCGCTGCCACGTCGACCAGCTCTGCTGGTCGCAACGACGTCGCCGCGACGCTCGCGCTGTCGGCCAACACGGCTGTCGACATCGACCAGTCGGCGATCGACAACGAGTTCGTCGTCACGGTCACGCTCGCTGGCGCTAGCGCTACGGGCACGATCGAGCTGACGATGTTCTACGTCGTAGACTAAAAGCGACATGGGGGAGCCTTTGGCTCCCCCATTCTTGCAGGGACGCACAATGGCATCAGACGTCGATATCTGTAACTCAGCACTCAACATGCTGGGCGCGAGCAACATTGTCTCGCTGACTGAGGACAGCCGCGCAGGTCGTGTCTGCAACCAGCGCTACACGTTCGTGCGCGACGCCGTCATGCGCGCCCACCCGTGGAACTGTTTAGTGCAGCGCGCCAGCGTCGCGGCTGACGCCACGGCGCCTGCTTTCGAGTTCGACTACGCGCACACGCTGCCGACTAATCCATATTGCTTGCGGGTTCTGCGGCCGCAAGATCCAGACACAGTATTCCGCGTCGAGGGCCGCAAGATTTTAAGCAACACGACGCCGTTCAAGTTTATCTACATCGCGCGCATCACCGATCCAAACGAGTACGATCAGCTCTTCATTGAGTCTCTGGCGGCGCGCCTAGCGGCGGATATTAGCTACGCCCTGGTCAACAGTAACGCGCTCACCCAATCGCTCTTTGCGCTTTACGAGTCGAAGCTCAGCGAGGCGCGCTTCGTGGACGCGACGGAGGGGACGCCAGACAACCTCGTCAATATCGATCGTGCGCAGTACGTCGAAAGCGATCTGCTGATCTCTTCGAGGTTCTGATGCCGAAAGCCACCAAGGCCTTCACGAATTTCACTGCCGGCGAGATAACCCCGCGGCTTTTCGCGCGGACAGACCTTGCGAAGTATGACAACGGCGCAGAGACGGTCGAGAACTATTTGGTTCAACCGCACGGCGGCTTGTCGCGCCGCGCCGGTACACGCTTTGTCTGCGAGGTGAAGAGCAGCGCTGCCGCCGTGCGGCTGATCCCTTTCGAATTTAATGTCGAGCAGACCTATGTTCTCGAGTTTGGCAACAACTACTTCCGCGTTCTGAAGGACGGCGGTCAGGTCGAGTCAGGGGGATCGCCGGTCGAAGTGGTGACGCCTTACGCCACGGCCGATCTGGATAACCTGAAGTTCGCGCAGTCTGCGGACGTCATGTATGTGGTGAGCCCGAGCTACACAATTCGGAAAATCACGCGCACGAGCCACACCGCGTGGACGATCACTGAAGTGGACTTGGCTCGTGGCCCGATGCTGGACGTCAACTCGACGACGACGACAATTACCAGTAACGGCCGATCGGGCAGCGTTACGTTGACGGCCAGCGGATCGATCTTCGCCAGTACAGACGTCGGCCGCCTTGTTAAATTGCAGGACGGATTCGCGAAGATCACCAACTACAGCTCCGGCACGTCGGTGACGGCGACGATACAGGCGCTGGAAGACGGCCGAAGCGAGATCGCGCCGGACTACACTGCAACGACGCTTAGTTTCCACGAGGGCGACCCGAGCGCCACCGGCCTCGAGCACAACGATCGCATCCAAGACTCGGCTGGCGACTTTATCAACCAGGGCTTTAAGGCGGGCCAGACGGTTGTCGTAAGCGGCACGGCCAGCAACAACAGCACCAGCGGATACCTAATCGTCGACGTTACGGATAGCGTGCTGACTCTGGCGCCCGGCTATGATCTCGCTGACGAAGGCGCGGGCTCGAGCTTTACCGTTCAGGGCAAGCTCGTCGCAGACAAGAATTGGGCGCTTGGCGCTTTCAGCGACACTACAGGCTATCCGCGCTCGGTTGCATTCTACGAGCAGCGCCTCGTTTTTGGCGGCACAAGCAATCAGCCGCAGACGCTGTTTTTCAGCCAGAGCGGCGATTTCGAGAACTTCGAGGCCGGCGTCCAAGACGACGACGGCATGGTCTACACGATCGGCTCAAACGAAGTAAACGTGATCCGCTATCTGAGCAGTACGCGCAGCCTGATCGCAGGCACAAGCGGCGGCGAGTTCATCGTGCGATCTGGCGGCGCCGACAACCCAATTACGCCGACGTCGATTCAGATCAAGCAGCAGACCAACTACGGCTCTGCGGACCATACGCCAGCGCAGGTTGGCAACACTGTGCTGTTTCTTCAGCGCGCCAAGCGCAAGCTGCGGGAGCTGCAATTCAACTTCGACGTTGACGGCTACGTTGCGCCAGATCTGACGCTGCTCAGCGAGCACATAACTGAAGGCGGTCTCCTCGAACTGACTTATCAGCAGGAGCCGGATGGCGTGATTTGGGCCGTGCGAGCTGACGGGCAACTCGCCTGCATGACATACAAGCCGGAAGAAAAGATCGTTGGCTGGACGCGCCAGAAGATCGGCGGATCGTTTGGTGCCGGTGATGCCGTCGTTGAGCGAGTAACGGCGCTGCCTGGCGACCTCGACGAGGACGAGGTCTACATGGTCGTCAAGCGCACCATAAATGGCGGCACCAAGCGCTACATCGAGTACATCAGGGACTTCGAGTTCGGAACAAGTATCAATGACGCGATATTCGTCGACAGCTCGCTTACCTATACAGGCGTGACGACGACTTTGGACGGCGACATAGCGTCTGGCGCGACGACGATTACGTTGACGGATGCGAGCTCTTTCAACAGCTCCGGCGCCGTCAAGATCAACAATGAGATCATCACCTACAGCGGGAAAAGCAGTAATGACCTTACCGGTTGTGTACGTGGCGTCACGTCTGTTGCGGCTGCACATACATCGGGCGACACCGTCACGCAGGCGGCGATCTCGCTTAGTGGCCTCGACCATCTTGAAGGCGAGACGGTTGATATCCTGGCCGACGGCGCTGTTCACGCGAGTAAAACAGTTTCTAGTGGCGCAGTCACGCTAGACCGCTACGTCGCAAAGGCTCACGCCGGCTTGCCGTACACCTCCACGCTGCGGACCTTGCGGGTGGATGCGGGCAGCGCGCTTGGCAGCGCTCAGGGCAAGCTCAAGCGCATCAGCGAAGTCACCGTGCGGCTTTATCGCAGCGTCGGCTTGTCGATCGGCGACGATAGTCTCGACGTGCTGCCGTTCCGCAGCTCGGCTGACGAAATGAACGAGTCGCTGCCGCTCTACACCGGCGACAAAGAGATCGAGTTCCGCGGTGGGTTCGATAGCGACGGACAGATCATCGTGAAACAAACGCAACCGTTGCCGCAGACCATTTTGGGCGTCTTCGCGACGCTCACGACATTTGATCAGTAGCTACCGCGCCGACCATCTCGAGGCGATCTACGCCGGCGGCCTCAACCACAAGCCTGGAGAGGACACGATTGCCTTCGGCAAGCACGCCGCCGCGCTGCAGATCGAGGGCATGAGCTACACATATCTAGTCGACGGCGTGCCCATTCTTTGCGCCGGCGTGGCGCCGCTATGGCCCGGCGTCGGCGAGGGGTGGGCGGTGGCGTCGCAGCATATCTATCGCCACGGCGTGAGCGCCGCGCGGGCAGCGCGCAGGGGCTTTTCGGACATTATTGAGCGCAGTCAGCTGCACCGCGTGCAAACCGCCGTGTTAGTTGGCGCGCCGCGGCTATCGCGGTTTGCGCAGTTTCTCGGGTTTGAGCGCGAAGGTCTCATGCGCGCATACGGCAGCGACCGAAAAGACTACGAGCTCTACAGCAGGGTGATGTGATGGTGAAACCTCTACTTTTTGCGGCCGGCACCGCGGTACAAGTGGCGGGGCAGGTGGCGGCTGCGCGTGCGACGCGCGCTGCGGGCCAGGCGGCTTACGCGACCGCCGAATACAATGCTTCGATTCGCGATCGCAACGCAGAGGTTGCGCGTAACGAAGCCGCACTGCGCGAGCGCGTCGGTGAGCGCGAAACCCGCGACTTCACGAAGCGCTACCGCGCTCTGCAGGCGCAGGCTAGCACGCGCTACCGCGCCAGTGGCGTCATCGCTACCACTGGCACACCGCTGCAAGTCCTTCTAAACAGCGACACCGAAGCCGAGGAGGAAAAGCAGATGATCGGCCTGGCGGCGCGTACAGACGCCGGGCGCATCCGCGAGAGTGGCGTCAACCAAGAGCTGGCTGGTCGCCTGACATTGCTCGAAGGCGCACAGCAGCGACGCGCGGCAGAGACCAAGTCGCGGAGTCAGATGTTCAGTGCGCTGACGACAGCCGCGTTTGGTGCTTACAGGTACAGCCAGATCACATGAAGATACCCACTTATACGAGGCAGACAGCCCAGCCTCGACAAGGCGCAGGCACATTCTTGAGTGCCCAACTATCGCCAGCCGCGATGTCGGCGCCTGCGAGAGCTGCAGCCGAAAGCGCAAATGAGCTGGCTCGTACTGCAGGACAGGTTACCGACCTTGTTTACAAGAAGGCGGCGATCGATGCAGAGAGCCGCGCGATCGAGGCGGCCGCGAATTACGCAACCGAGCTTGAGGAGTTGTCGCAGCGCGCGCTGTTGCAGCCGCCAGCGACCGCTGAGAGGACTTTTCAACAGGGGGCTGAGCTAGCTGCGCGAAAGTCGTCGGTTGGCATGAATAAACTTGCGCGCGACGAGTTTGCACGTCGCTCACAAAGCGTGCGCGCGCAGTCTGCAATCAACTTCAAGCGCGCAAACAACCAGCGCTACATCGAGCAAGCGCAGGCCAATGTAACGCTCACGACAGACAGCGCTGTCGACATCGGCTCTAACGTCAGCAACACGCTAATCCAGCGGCTAGAGTCAATCGCAGCTGCGCGGTTGGAGATCGACAACTCTGCCGATCGGATAGGCGTAGATCAGGCTGCGCTGGACCACTTAAAGCTCGACGAAGATCTGGCAACTAACATTGTCGCGAGCGCGATGACGCGCGATGCAAACCCGCTTCGCGTTGCAGAAGCGTTTGCGCGTGGAACTCTCGACGACCCTGTTCTCCGAAACATTAGCCTGTCGCCTGCGCAGCGCCAGGAGATTGCGAACTCGGCATACGACGAGGCGTCGAAGCTGATTGAAGTGCGCCAAAAGCAGCGCGCTGATCAAGACAAGGCGGGGCGCGAGGAGCTTAACGCGCTGAACCGCGAGGTTGTAAACGTCGACTTGAACGACCCGGCGGCCGTTGATGCCGCGCGTGATACTTACGCCAGGCTTCTTGCCGTTGGGTACTACGAGACGACGGCGGCCCGCGATGCTGTTTACAAGCTGCTGTATCCCGAATCTGAGCCGTTCACGTTTACCCCGACTGCCGACTCGGTAGCAGAAGAGAACCGGCTGGAAGAGCTTGAGAGCTTGAACCAGCTCACCTACAGCGAGCTTCTTGCAGCGCGCGACCGCGTATCCCCCGTGTTTTTCGGTCAGATGCTGCAGGCGCTGGAGGGCGACAGGTCTGAAGCCGAAACCGACGCAATCAACCTGTTTCGCGATGCGTTCATGTACACGGAGCAGGCAGACGCCAGCGGCACACTAGAGGCACCGTCGCGCGCGGCGTTCCGGTCAAGTAGCAGGGAGCTGCGCGCATGGATACGCGACAACCCCACGGCGCCATACAGCGCAGTCCTGTCGGAAGCAGAGCGCATTGTGAGCGGCAAGCGCGACAAGTTCATCCAGACGATGCAGCAGACCCAGCGCCTCGAGTTGGCGAGTATGGCGAGTACGCTAGGTCGTTTCCCGCTGCAAATTGAAGGCGAAGGCGCGGCATCGATGGCCGAAATCCGAAGTTATTTAGCTGATCAACTGGCGCTAGAAGGTCAGCCGATTCAACTCAGACAGCAGCTCCTGCAGATGCTGCGCATAGCCAACGAGGAATATACGTTGGAGGTCTTGCTGCCATGAGTGATCTGGACGACATCTTTGAGCAGTACAGAGACGCTGATGCGCTGCGTAGCGTGCCATTTCGCCCTGATCAATTTTCGCAACTGCAAACCGACCTGGACGGCGAGCAATACGGCATGGTCGGGGAGATTGCCGTCCCCGTCGGGCGTGAGCCGTCGCCGGCTCCCGCCAGCGCGGAAATCCCTTCCCGCCTGAACCCTCCCGATGTGACCTCGGCGCTGAACAGTATTTATTCTGAATATCCCGCCCTAAAGGATTGGGGCGTTGATGTAATCGACAGTAGGGGCGAGGCTGGCAAGGATGGCTATTTAGAGTTCTACCACCCCGACGAGTCGCGCAGCCCCAACCCTGGAAAGCCGACTGTTGAGTTGTTTAGCCCTGAGTTGAAAGGGAATTTTCTTTCGTCGGCGATTTTCGGGGACATGCTGCACTATGCCCCTGATGTAAATCCTGAGTTCGCGCGGCTTAGAGAGGGCTTCCGTTCCACGTTGACGCCGGAACAGAAGGCTATTGACCGCCGCGCTTATGAGCGTGCGCGTCAGGAATATGGGGAAGATCGGCCCTTTGACGATTGGTTCGACATCTCCCGGCTTGATGCGTACATCAGGGGATATCTTGCCCCCGACCCGAATAACGAGTGGGCGGACGCTTATACGCCTGAACAGCGTGAACTTTTGGAGCGGATGAGAACTTCGCTCAGGAGCCCCGCTAAGAAAGACAGCGCCAACATCCTCGCAGCGCCTGCGCCGCAGGCCGAAGAAAACAACGGCTTCGAGATTGGCGGCGTACCTATCGGCGATATTGAGACGGCGCTCAATGCGCCCTTCGCGGGCATTGCTCGCGGTGTCTTGAAGTTCGTCGGGAACACAGCTGCAGCTTTTGGCCTTGTCGACCAGGCCAAGGTTGATCGGTTCTTTGACGCTGCTGACCGCATTACAACAGACGTCCAACAGGACAACCTTCCCGCTCAAATCCTTGGCACCGCGGGTGAAATTTATGGTCAATATGGTGTAGCAGCACGCGGCGGGAAAAGGCTGCTAAGGGCTGCCGGTGCCTCGCCGTTCGTCGCCACTCTAGTTAGCGACAGCCTTGTCGGCCTGCTTGGCATATCGCCTAACGACGAAGCGCTCGCGAATATGCTCAGCGAGAATGCCTCGCATCCGGCTGTTGTCGCTCTTCGAGATCTGCTGGCAACGGACCCAGATGACCCGGAGTGGGTCAACCGCTCGCGCAATGCCGTCGAGGCGTTTGCCTTGCTCGGAATGAGCGAGGCTGTTGTGCGCTCGCTGCCAGAGATCGTGCGGCAGACGAAACAATTCGTGCTGACTGAGTTCGGGCAAGGCCTTGAGCGTCTGTCTAACACCGGTCGCGCAGCTGACGAACGCATTACCGAGCTATCGCGTGGCGGCACGATGATGGCGAACCCGATCGGTGCGGCTACCGATGTTGTTGTTTCGGGCGCTGGCAAGGTGGCTGATTTAATAATGGCGCCCACCGGCGCGCGGGCGCACAAGCTGCCTCACAACTTGCTCGTTGAAGGCAGTGGTGCAACGCCGACCTACAAAGTGACACAGTCGTTCGGCGCAGCGAATAAGGAAGCCAATTTTGCGGCAATAGATGCAGCCAAAGCTGCTCACCCCGATGCTCTGAAGTCTGCGGAAGATTGGTCTGCCCTTCTGCAAGACACAATGGGCGGTAGCTACCTTCCTGTGCCACCTATGCAAGCCATTAAGTACGCGCAGTCGCCGCAAGTCATGGCAGACAAGCTCGCGCAATTAACTCCAGAAATGAAGGAAGGCGTCGACGCTGGTTTTGCCAATGTTTCTGTATTGAGAGACATGTACCGATCGGGCGAAGCAACGCCCCGCACGACCACTGAGTTGTTTGTCTGGGGCATTCTTTCGAGGGGCGCCGGACCTGTTCAACAGGAGAGCGCATACATTGATATCATTGGTTCTGCCGGTGAATTGATAGAGAAGGTAACGAACGGCACTTTCAGTGCGGCGGATGAAGCCATCTGGCGGACAACAATGTCTAAAGCGTTGCCAGCAGGATCGCCGGGTCGTCAAGTAACAATGAACGTCAACGCTGCTGGCAAACTATTGCTTGAGCTTGCGTCCACCCCACCAAACAGTAGCGAGACTGTACTACAGACCCTGCATCGTATGATTGGTGATGAGCAAGCGTCGGCAGCAGAAATTCGACGAACCTTTATGAACCTCACCGACAAGGCTGGTATTGACAACAAGGTCGTCTCTTTCATTTTGTTGGTGAGTGGCAGAGATGATGTTCTGGTAATGGACCGCATTCAAAGCCGTCACCTGTGGGACGATGGTCGTTTCGATGGGTTCAATATCTACGACGGGTATATGAAAGAGGGCACGACTGCCGCAGAGGGCTTGCATGGCGTTATGCGCGGACCTCGCGGCCTACTCGTCACTGAAGCGTTAGAAGATGGTCTGAGGCCAATGGTGCAGGAGGCGTACCGTCTTGTAGGTCGTGAGGGAGATGCGTCTCTTGGTAGGTTCCATTGGGAAACCTGGGTCATCGATGGGGAGCAAGTCGTCGACCACGGGACACTCAAAGCGGTGGCTACGGGCAATCCTATCGGAACTGGCGTAAGCGAAGGTAAGCCAGGTACTTTCAGTAGCGGTATGCGCTACACACGAGGAACGAAAGGACCAGTTATTGAATACCCGCTTTCGGATGGTTCATCGGTTTACCTAACGCCAGACCGAATGAAGCAATTTGAGAAGTACATCAAAAACCCAAAAAATGGTATTGTGCCGCGTGGCTTTAAGGTAACGGAGAGAACTGATGTCAGATGGTACGAACGACCAGAAGTCGACCGGGAAGCCCTCGACGCCGCAGCCAGAGACTACCAAAACGCCGGACCCGATGGATAAATTTAGGTCGGCGCTGCGTAACCTTGAGAACGTGAAGACGCCGCTTACTGACGCGGGTAGCAAATAAGACCGGCTAACCACAACGAGCTAAACCAAGGCGCCCCCAGGGCGCCTTTTTTATTGGGAAAACCATATGGCACTACCGGATAGCGCGATGGACGCATCGCGCACAGGCGCGCCCTTGCGTCCCGAAGGCGAGGTCCAGGTAGCGAGCGCTGCCGCCGATTTTCTGAAGCTGCTGAACAACCTCAAGCGCGCGCAGCGCGTGCCGACGCCGATCGAGGAACGCGCGGCGGGCAAAGGCGCCTACGAAACGCGACAGCGGGAAGGCGCGCAGCAGCTTTTGAGCCCCGAGGGCCAGCAGCGCTTTAGCGACGCCAACAATATCGCAAACGAGGCTATCCGACCGGACCCCACCGTTCGCTACGCGGAGGAGGCGCTTAATCAGCAGCCCGAGCAAGTTGTCGCCGGCGCGCGGGAAGGGCTACGCGGAGTCGACCCAGCGACAATGGAGACTTCGCCGCGGGTCGCTGCTGCGCAACCTGGCGCAACCGAAATCGATGCGGGCGACGCTATACGACTGACTAGCGAAACGAGAGTCGATGACTTTATTCGCAACGGCAGCGAGGGTGTTGACTTCAATTTCGATCGCATCGAAACCGGCGACGACGTCAAGCTACTCGTCAATACGATGAGCGATATCTACGCCAGCCCAATCGAAGCTGCAAAGCGTGGCATCCAGACAAACTTGGAGACGACGGCGCGTGCAGACGAGCTGCTCGCTGATGAGCTGGGCCTGACGCGCACGCTGCTGAAACGCAAAACAGGCGAGCTATTGAACGCTGAGCAGATGACAGCTGCGCGTGTTGTTCTTGTGCGCTCGGCCGAGCGACTGATCGATTTGGCAACTGCTATCCGCGACGGCGACACGACGGCCGCCACGATGGTCAAGTTCCGTCGACAGATGGCTATTCACGCCGGGATACAGATGCAGGTGAAAGGCGCGCAGACCGAGATCGCGCGATCGCTGCAAGCAATGCGCATTCCGGCAGCCGCGCGCACGCTCGAGGACGTCGCCAATTTTCAGGAAATTGTATTGCAAGAGAGCGGCGGCCGAAAAGCCGCCGCCAAGATGGCGCAGGCGGTGCTGAAAGCGAACGCAACCGGCGGTCGCGCGCAGGTCCATAAAGTTGCGATGAACGGCTGGAAGCGTGCCGAGGGCATTTTCGCAGAGGTGTACGTGAACGGCCTGCTGAGTTGGCTCCCGACGCACGTCAAGAATGCCGTCGGCACTCCGCTGTTCATGGCTTGGCAGCTCCCCGAAGAGCTGTTGGCTGGCGTCTACGGTGGCATGGAGCGTGGCATTCGAAGCGCGGTGGGCGCAGGCCGCGACGAGGAAGGTGTTTACGTCGGTCAAGCGGCAGCGCGGGTCATCGGCTACACACAGGCTGTGCGAGACGCTTTCGTGACTGCCGCGCGCACAATAGCGACAGAAGACAGCGCGGACGCGCTTAACAAAATCGAAGGCGCCTCTTTCAAGAATATCAGGTCCGAGTCGAGTGGTCCGTTCGGTCGCTTTTTCAACGCGGTCGGCAAGGTTGTGCGGTTACCAAGCGCTGGCCTGATGGGCGCCGACGACTTCTGGAAGGTTTTTGCGCAGCGCGGTGAGCTCTACGCGCAGGCCTATGGCGAGGGCCGCCAGGCACTAAGGCTGGGCAAGTCGCAGCAAGAGGCGACCGACAACTTGATGATGGCGATCCTAGATCCGCGCAGCTACGCCGGCGAGCTTGACGAGTTCGCGCGCTATTCGACGCTGACTAGCGACACGGGGCGGCTCGGTAAACTAGGCCGCGCTATACAAAGCGTTCCTTTCGTTGGACGCATGTATGTGCCGTTCGTCACCGCGCCGACGAACGGCATCCTGCGGTACTTCGAACATATGGTGCCTAATTCAGGCGTTTTGAAAGACCCCGTCGCGCGCCAAAAGGCGCTGGCGCGCCTGACAATCGGATGGGGCGCGAGCTACGGCCTCTACAGCATGGCGATCGACGGCCGCATCACCGGCGCATATCCGCGCGAGCAATCACAGCGTGATTTGCTGCCGCCGGGATGGCAGCCATACAGCTTTGTCTTTCGCGGCGATAACTGGCCGACGGATGAAGACGGCGACCCTTTGCCCCTATACGACCGCGTGACCGGTGCGCCAAACGGCCCGCTTACGTACGTCTCTTACGCCGGCATCGAGCCAGTGGGCGCGCTGATCGGTATTGCTGCGGAAACCGCTGAGCGGATGCGCCGCACGAACGACCCAGAGGCCCGCCAAAATATCGCCTCCGCAGCGATCGGGGCAGGCCTCAAATACGTCACTGATCTTCCGATGTTGCAAGGTATCGGTGACATTATGGAAGCGTTAGAGCGTGGGGATCTTACACAGCTAGCGCGATCTCCGATCGGCGGCATGATGCCATTTTCATCGGCGGTGCGCGCGGTCGAGCGCTCGATCGATCCGACAATTCGGAAGCCGAGCGGCTCATACGATTACTACACGCTCCAAGACGTGCAGGAGATGGGCCCAGACGAATCTGGACTGCTCCAAACCGATTTGATCGGCACCGTTAAGGGTGGCGTTCTTCCCAGCTTTTTAGACGGCCTGGCGCAGTACAAGGCGATGCTCACGGAGCGGCCTCTATATGGCGGTGCGTCAGACGAAGAGACGGGCATCCAGTACGACATTTTGGGCCGCGCGCGAGAGAGCAGCGTTCGCTTCGACGTAAGCCCGATCCGGGCTTTTTACAATCTCGCGATGCCTTTCGACATATCGGCTGGCAAGGCGCCGGGGCCGGTCGAGCTCGCGCACATAGAACTTGGCGGCCCGCTCCGCATGAAAAAAGAGAAGAGCGGCGGCTTTCGCT